GGTTCTTGGATCGTTTTATCTGCTAACAACGTAACGGTTTAATAGAATAAAAATAAAATAAATTTAATGGCAAAGACACCATTTATAAGACCTTTACAAGTACAAGGCGGAACATTTTATACATTCTCTTCATCTGCTGAGGATCTTTCATTTACGTTCAATAATTCAGATAGTAAATTCAGATTTTCCAAGTTTGCCTTATTGAACATACCTGATATAGATAACAGTGCGTCTACCCAAACCAACTATGTGAGATTGAATGGTCCTGATAGCGCATTTCTCGATTGGGCTAATAGCACTCAGCAAATTATAACTGGCGATGCAAATATAGATTTCTCTCAAAGTTTTCAGAGTTATTGTTTAAACATAGAGTCTACCATAACAGGTGACGATCAATACGATTCTTCATTAAAGCAAAATATTTCGGAAAGAATATTTTTTAAATGGCTAAAAGAAATAGGAGCAATCAGATATTCAGCAGCTGATTCGACTGAGGTTTCCCCTGCGTTAGATCAGAATACTGTTACGATTGTCAATGACGTTCCTATAACTCAAAAAAGATACGTTGAAGGCGATGCACCTTACGGAACTACAGGAGCTTACGGAATGACGGGAGCACCTTATAATAGGGTTGTACAATATGTTGGTAATCTAGATATTGTTAACTCTGTAAAGAATTCGACCAACGCATATTCAGAAGTTTATGTTTATATTCCTACTAAGGACGGAAATACACCCTATGTCTTATTTAAGAACGTAACCGATAAAAATTACTATCCAGATTATCAATGGACTAATAACCCAAGTAATCCTTTAAATGATGAATATCTATTTAGTAGAAATTACGATGAAACAAATCCTAGTGGATTAACAACATTAGCAATTTTTGATGATGATGTTTTAGGTTCACCTACTGCTAGTTATTATGATACCGGAGTAAATGGATCTTCGATAGCTGGTAATTGGTATTCACCAAGAGACACTGCAAACACTTATTTTTCAGAAAACATTTTTACAGATCCCTCTAACTATATTCTTACTAAGACTGATAATTCTAACACCCTAGTTTACACTAGGAGCAAATTGGATTCTATCGGTATTGATTTTGATCCAAACTCATATCAGGAGATATTAACCAACTCCAGTATTTCTACATTGGAGGAGTTTAACGCCACCGCAGACGCAGCAGATTTTGAGTTTAACGCAGTATTAATCTATTATGATGTATATGATCCGGCAAATCCTGCTACGTCAGCTACAAACCTATATGGTGTCTTATTCTTAGATGATGTAAATAGTGAAGGTGGGGACATTTATATTCCTAGATTAAAGAAATATAGACCTAATCCAGTAACAAAATTAAACGGCAACTCATACGGATTTAAGATTAATCTTAAATTTGATACCGACGTCGATCAGACTGGAGTAGAGCAGGCAATTAATGACTATTCTCCTTTTTCACTTTCTATGTTCATGGATGCTATGAATGTTTTACAGGATGCAAGTTCAACATTGAATAACGCTTCTTCTGATTTCATAGAGTTAAGCAATAGGGTAACTAACTTGGAGAATATAACACTAAGCAGTCCTACGTCTATCAATATGGATAGAAGGATAGGAAATATAGAACAAACATTAGCTGCAAATCAAGCCCTATTTAACAATACGCAGTCTATAATGGGACTTATTGATCAAAATTATGATTTAGTAAGGGCTATATTAAATAATCAAACTAGCGTTGAAATATCATATGATCTTAACCTAGTTAAGCAGGGTCCAGGTATTATCGTAGATAGAAGTATACCCAATCAGCTTTCCGTAATAAATGCAGTTCAGGATTTTAATATATCCGACACACAAAGTAAAGGTACATTAACACAAAGCGGATTAAATGAGATTCCTTTGGTATCTTATTCAAACTACTTTAAGCATGTTAATAATGGTGTACCCTTAACTCTAACTGGTGATTTAACAATAAGATTAAAAGACAGTACTAATGCTAGATGGAAATCTGGGCAAAGATTTAGAATATCTTTTGGAGATCAGGTATATCCAGGAGGCTTTATTATAAATATATTAACAAATGCAGATGGATTATATCCATTAAGCAATCCTTCAGGAGTTAGTTATTCTACGTTGATAATTTCTCTTGACGATAGCTCATTTTCAGGGTATGATTATATGCCAGTTTTCGAAATTGTTTGTATCGACGAGAAGAATTTAAAATTTCAAGTAGATATAGTAGGAAAAAGTTTAACTAACAACCAATAATATTAAAAATTAAATGGCAGGCACACAAAATTCAATAAGTTCATTAGTAGCTCAGTTTCTGAGACTCCAAAGAAATTCATTAGAAATCATAAATGGATTAAATGAGGTTGCGGTATCTACTAATAACACTGTTACGATAGAATACCTTGACGAACAGGGTTTACCCCAAAATCAAAACATTCCTTCTTATGGATTTCTGAGAGGAGAAATCCAAAGAATTGATAATAACATACAAGCTTTAGCTGGTATTAGTGAATCTTCTGCAACTGTTAGAAATCCTGATGGTACATACACACAGGTTTATAAAAGTGAACCATTAAAAGAACCAGCCAGATTAACAAATTTAGAGGTACCTAGTACATTTGATATTAAGGACAACTGGTTTTTTGAAAGCTTTCTTACCCCACTTTTGTACATAAATGTAAACGTAACAGGACAAGTTCCTGATGCAGCGGATAGAATAGTAGTTAAGAGAATAATCGCTAACACTACAACAGATGCTCAAAAAAACTATTTTGATACTAGTTTAAAGGGCAGAAACGACCTTTCTTATGATCAATTTATACAGGATTTAACCGATAATGGAATAGGTTATTTTGTAGACGAATCGATCGAACAGCTACCGCTAAGAACAATAAGATTTGTAGGTGGATTTAGCGTAACGACTTATTATGATGATTTAGTTACTGTTACTGATGCAGCAGGAAACCAATTTCAGGAAACAAGAAGAAACTATAAATTAGATAATCTCACTTATACAGACACACTTAGTACATTTACTGATGGGAGATCACTTAATGTAGGAGATAAGATCTCTACTAATGACGGAACACAATATCAGGTAACTTCAGTTGACAGGGATCAATCATCTATCCAAGCTAAAAGAGTTTCTGGATATCAGCCAATCATGATAGGTGCAGATACACTTTCTATATCTTCGATAGATTTTGGCCCTAGATATGCACAAGTTAATATTGGATACAACGAAAGACAAGGTATTTTCTTTAAAGCTATAGATGATAACTTTAATATTGTTGGAGCAGTTTGGTCGACGGGAATAGTATTTTGGAGCAACGAACTACAAACCAAAAATTCTAGTGGTACCATAGTAAATCTCGAAACCTATTATTTAACTGAGGTATCTGATTTGGGTAAGATTTTTGTAGGAGCTGCCAAAGAGAATAAAGTCAATGCGATAGAAGGTTTAGTTCCGACTGCTCCTACTATTGCTCAGACTAACTTCAGAGTAGTACAGATAAACAAGCAGATAACAGATTCAACTCCAATAAAAGTTGTTAATGATAAACTAGCAATGAAGTCTTCGTTAAAGAGCGAGATAAATCAGTTGGATGATTCCATCAATCAATCTAAGATTCAATTAAATACTGGGCTTTCTTCTATAAATGAAGGATCCTTACAGTTAACAAACGTAAATTCTAGTCCTATCTTAGGTTCCAATATAACACCGGTTAGTGTTGTTGGACAAAAAACAACACCAATAGGTGTTAATGTACAGGCGGTTAAAGCAAACTTAAGTTCACTGATTCAGGAGAGAATTAAAAAGGTAGAACTTTACGCATCTTTAGTATCTGAGGTTAATACTTTGAGCGTTGATGTTCCCCAGATAGTAACGCAACCTAAATATAGGGTTAGAGGATTTTGGGCATTCCCTTCTCCTCAAATTAGTCCATCTACGGGAGCTCAGCAAGTTATCCAATTCAAAGTTAGATATAGATATCTTAGCGACAATGGGTCTGCGCAACCTAATGATCAAATAGAATTTCTTGATAATGACGGTACTAAGAAAAATGCTTCTTTCTCAAACTGGACGGAATATAAAACTGACATTAGAAAAAAAGTTTACGATCCTCAAAAAGGTGTTTATGTTTGGGCACCTGAAGATCCAGGTAATTCTGATGTGCAAAACATTAACCAATTAGATCTAGCTATTACGAAAGGTGAAAAGGTAGAAATACAGATAGCTTCCATTTCTGAAGCAGGCTGGCCTGATAACCCATTAACCTCAGATTATTCTCAGACCGTTATAATTTCTTTTCCTGATAACCTATCGATTACCGGGGTGGATGTAGCACTAAGAAGAAATACAGAAGATTCTGCAGTTACTCGAATGCAAGCACAATTGGATGCACAGGGGCTTAACTTGCATTTATCGGAGCAATACACGGCAGGAAATAACACTTATTACCATAATGCAGTAGGTATTGCCAGTGGATTCTACAATAATTCAGGAACTGTTTTAAATCTATTCGATAAGCTAACGGATCTTCAGAATCAGTTAACATTAATGAAAGCTGAATTAAGCAATGCTAAAGGTGTATTGCAGGTTTATCTCGTAGATTCAAACAATAACAAGATAAAAGTTTCTAAAGGATCTGTAATCAAGCTTAATGCAGGATTTTATAACGAGATCTTTACTAGTGCAACCACTACAGACGCAGGTAAAATAGCTTCTATATCTTATAGCATCCAGTTATTTAACGAGCAAGCTTCCCCTGTTGAACTTGCTTCGATAATTCCTGGAGGATTAGAAATTCAAGCACCTTCTTCAATAGCTTCTGCCTTTCCTTCAGGATATAATACTAATCTAAGATATGGGGATGGCCCTATATCTTTAACAGGTCTAGTAACTAATGATGTTGAGAGCTCAACTGATTTTAGGCAGGCTCCGCCTTACGCTTCTTCCAGCGCATATTCACAATACATTTATCCTAGATATAGAAATATCGGATTTAATCAAGTACTTTATTATAATGCATCTGTGGGTGATTTGGGTCAATATTTTACTAACTCATATAGTTCATCTTATACATATGATGGGGATTCACCTTCTGCACAGATTAACTTTGGCTTATCTGGAACTTATCCTCAGAATGGAACTATATTTACCCCTTATGATCCTACATTATATGCTAACTATTCTACAGTAATTGGCGGAACTGCAGCAGCTGTTTGGAATGGCGCATTTAGTGGTACGACTGGGGGATCTCCTCTAGGAAGCGGATACCTATCAGAATTCTGTATTCATACAAGTCACCCTTATTTAATCTCAGTTGGTAGCGCATATTCTTTCACTAACTACTCTGATATGGTTAAACCTTTTAGCTCAACTTCAGTAAGCTATTCACCATTCCGCCACACTCAAACATTCTGGGGTGATACAACTTTATCCCAATATTGGGTTCAGCAAGCATCAAGAACACCGATAGATTTTGCTACTGGAGCAACTGCTTCTCGAGAAGATAATATGTATGCAAATAAATTAGGATTTTCATCTGATGATCAATATCTAATAGGTAAATATTCGTGTGGTGCTTATCTTTATCTTGGACCAATTTCTAATACCCCATTACAAGTTCCAGGGACAACAGCATTATCTGTTACGTATCTGGGAGAAGGCGAAACTAATGCTATAAACATCCCGTTGATATTCCAATTCAGAGCAGTGGATAAATTGGGCTATATAGGAGGATGGAGAAAGCTAGGAAATTTATCCAATATAACGTACACTAAAAAAATAGGTGTAGATATACAAATAAGAAACGATGACGCATTCTCTTTTGATGTTCAGGTCAGCGGATCTTATCAAAATGACACTTTAGTAGCTCCTAATTTTGATAGCGGAGTTAAAGCACTTAATTTTTAATAAAACATAATACGGGCTTAAAATATGTCTCAATCCAGACTTTTTGATTATAACTCTTCTTTCTCTGTTATTAGAACAAATCCTAAATTGACTGGAAATTTTAAAATTTCAGTAGATTCAGGGGGTGGCGTTTGGTTTAATTCAATGGATGTTAACAACACTTTGAGTAACGACGCATTTAAAAAGTACACAGTAACAGGAGAAAATTCATACGCCAGCGATGTCTCTACTTTCTTTTCAAATGGTAAAATTTCAAATGATATAATATTTCAAGTTGGTAAATTCACAAATGGTGAAAATGAGCCAGCCCAATATTTTTCTGACCAGTATGATTTCTTCTATGCGAGTGGTGCCTCCGCATTAATAGATAAAAATTATCCCGAGGACTTTAGCTACTTTGCACCGATATGGATTAAGAATGAGATACCAGATTTTTTCGTTATATTCAAGCTCGATAATCCTTTGTCCTATCCATATTCAACAAACGTTACCCAAATAGATGCAACTAAGAGGTATAAGGTGATTGCTGATTATGACACTTCAACAGAATTTAAGATAGCATACGGTAAGAATACTTCAGGTGATGATATTTATTATTACGATGGGCAAATCTTTAAAGGTAACACAAATAATTCAACATATAGTATAATAAGTGGTACTGGTAAGGTTGCGGTTTATGCTGAACTTGAAAATCTTCCACTCGTAGATGATGTATCCACTACTTTTAAAAACAAGATACTAAATAACGCAACCGCTATAAAAACTTTTGATCTTAGAGAGAATACAAAAATTGGTAAATATATAAGATCGATATTTAATAATAAACTGTTTTCTAATTCGCCATTAGATGTAAGTTGGGGATATGATTCATATACTTATTATAAAGGTATTAGCGTATCGGAAGGTATTTATACAAGAAAGGGAGAGCTACTAAATCAATATCTTTCGTCTGCTAAGTCTGACCCTATGATCGATTTGGAGGATTATATAACTTCTGGATTTTCTAGAAATGGAATTGTGTGCCCCAATTTATTAAATCTTGAGTTTTTCTTTGATGATGCAGATTCAGATTTATATACTATAAATAGATATGTTGGTATGTATGTTTCACGAAATGACATTGCAACAATCAGAACTAATGGGGAATTTTTCTACGAATATAGAAATTTATCAGGAAATGAAAACACCCCGATACCTTCGAGAGATAATGTTGGATATTACTATAACAATGAACCATATAATATAGGTGCTACCTCGGGTATTAGATTATTCTATGAAAATGCAACTGGATTTTTACCAGGATCCGATAATGTTAATCTATTAGATCCTAATAAATTATTTTATTTAACCGATAAAAATGATAGTTTCTATAGCTTAAAAAGGACTGAAGATTACGGGGGATATGGAGGATCAGAGCCTAAGTATTCTTACGGACCTTTTGATTATACAACTGGGGAATTCTCTGCAACAGGTTCAACTGGAGCAACTTCAGGATCACTTGTAATACAAAATCAAACGATAGATCTTCTGAACTTCACGGGAAGTGACGATAAACTTGTTACTGTCAAAGGGGATCTAGCAAAAGAAGCAGGTAAAGCTTATGTGGAGATTGAATTTCTAAAGGCATATGATAATAATATACCTTTAACGTTAAAATTATATTGGCCAAATGGATCTAGAAAAGATGGAACCAGAAGATATGATTTGATAAGCTCTGCTGATTATTCTTCGATGATGGTATGGGTAGGGGGATCTTATTATTCAACGGGGAATTCCTATTATTTCAATGCTTTTAGTGGTACAACCAATGAGATAGCTTTAGCTTTTTCGTCGGTTCTTTCCGATGTAGATTCTTCAACACTGGATTATGGTAATTCTGGCGAATCATCTATTATTAGAGTTAAGAATTCTGGATTATATGGTAATAACTCTTACTCTATATCAATATTCGATAACTACCCAGAATTTATTCAAAAATATAAGGGATCATGGGATAATATAACAAATTACGTATCGGATGACATAGTTCTTTATGATAATACCTATTATTCAATAGCAGGTTCTACTGGTCCGACAGTGGGTATGCAATTCACAAATTCGCCTGACGCTTCTAGCAGTTGGGAAGAATATTCAACATTTAATTATCCGGGATATGTTAAGATTAACGGAACAGACGCATCGGGTATAAAAAAGAATATTAATTTTATCGGCGGAACAGTAAATAAAAATAATAGAATAATCTTCGATAGTAAATACTCAAATCAAGTTTTACCCGGATACTACATTAAAACAGATGCTGGATTTTCTATGATAGATTCTGTTAATGGCTATGTCGATGATCCAAAAATTGATCCTGTTACAAGAAAGATTATAGGATTTAATGATTTTGAATATAAGCTTGTATTAAATCTACAAGACATATATTCTCAGATAAATCTAGGCTCAGACCAATCTTTCAATGTATACGATTCTGCTTCTTTAAATTTAGGTGTATTTACTTTCTTTGATGTAAAAGAATTCAATTTTGATTTCTGGAGTTCTGATTATAGCTATTCACCAACCCCCGAGACTTACAAGTATTTTCAGATAAATCCTGATACAGATAATGTAATAAAACCAGGCATCCCATACTTTGTAAAAAGAGGCCAAATAAGCTATGGTGGGACTGGCAATATTTATAATGCTGGAAATTTATTCTATGGGGCTACCGGATATACCTCGTTCTCCGTCTCCGACCCCAGCTTAAATCTCAGCACATCATCTGCAGTATTAAATACTCTTCAGTCGAGAACTTCTTCCTCTGGTAATGTTGTTGTATTTCCCGCTCAATATTCTAACGTTACATATTCTGATAACTCTGCATCATATTCTAATATAGGATACACAGGAGACTTAGAAACTTTCAATGGGTTTATAGGAATTCAGGGAATTCTACTAGATCCTAAAAACGTAGATCCGTCAAAGGAAGAGGTATTTTATTATGGTAAGCTTAATACTGAATACGAATATTTAAGAGAGAATTACACAACACAAAGAGCTAATATATCAAGAATAGTCCCATATATAAATAAATGGGGATCTTCTTTAGGTACAGATTCTAGAGGAAATAGGTATAGGCTAAACAGCAGTCCGGCTTTCTCCCCTACTAACTTTTCACCAAGTTTTGAAAGAACGACTCCTGATCCTAAATATCTAACGCATGAATGGTTCCTATTAGAACAACCACCTAGAGATTTTCCTAAGGAGTTTATGAACAATCAGAATAGTTATCTACCTTATAAAATAGATTTAGATAAAGCCAAAAGCTCTGATCCCGATGATGCTTTATATTTAGCGTCATACTTTACCCCTGAACCTTCCGACTATACTTCAGAATTTAGAGATACGACATACTATACTAAGGAGTTATTTACTCCTCTTGTTTATAGCGAAGCATCAGGATATTATGAGACAATATTCAGAGGTTGTAAAATAGTATTAAAAAAGAGATCAGATACTTTTTTTGATGGATCTGTTGAATCTGACAGGTACATAAAATACTATAGGGGTTACGAGGATTATAAATTCTCTGCTATATTAAGGGCAATACCCGAGGATACCACAATTATACAGTCTCCTGTTAAATATCAGGTGATAGAAAACGACCAGCAGAAGTTTATACTTTTTGTTTGCGATGTTGTTGTAAAAGATCAAAAAACATTTAATCTTGGCTATACTGGAGGAACGGGGGGAAGTCCAGTTTTAGATTACACCCTACTTTATACACTGAATGACAAGGAGAAACTAAGATCACCTTTAGCTTCCTCACAGAAGTTCTGTTCTATAGATAATATAAAATTAAGTGCTGCTTTAGATCTTTCCCTACCGTCAGGTAGCGTTGTTAATACAGCTAGAAAAACCGGGATAATAAACATAATAAATAACCCAGATTACGATACAGATTTAAGAGAGGAAATACATACGACATATGTTCCCAATGTGGACGGTGTTACTGGACCGAGTTCTACTGGGGACGGAAGTTTTATTGTTTCAGCTCTGTCTACAACTTATCCATGGCCAACCGGGGTTGGTCCCAGTTTTATAGAATTTGGTAAGGTCGCTACCGGATCAGCATACTTATTTACTATTCCTTTCTCGACGGCCAATCCTGTTACAGTTCCTATCGGACCATCTTCTGTATATAAGGGCAAGCCAGTTATACAAATAGGAGGTGGATCTAGGTATTATAAAGGATTACTTTCAAGATGCTCTGTTTCGTATATTGCAGATAAATTCAACAGAAGCTCTCCATTCATAAAATATTCAACTCATGAATGGGACTCTAATTCAAGTTCAACAATATTAACCCTTGACGAATTTGAACTTTATTTCGAAAGACCAACCAGGATAACTAAACCTAGCGGATCTTTGGTTTCTCGTGATTTCAATGGACCACAAACTTTAAAGGGTTCTAGGGTAGAAACAGGATATGCTATAAGAACCCCAGATCCAACAAGACCTTCGATTTTGACGAGATATTCTGGAGAATATGAGCCTATATTCAGAAAGGTTATACATTTTGATCGGGATAAAACCGATACATTAATCGGATCTAGTTCGATAGATCTTTCTTTCAGAAACTGTAATTTTGCTCCCGATAAAGAGTATTTCGGTATTTCAAGAAACCTAGGATATACTAAAGTTTCTGAGGGATCTAATATATTGGCTGCGGCAAGCTCGTATCCGGAAGGGCCTGTTTATCCATTAATAGGATTAACCCCGATAGCAAAAAAAGATTTTAATATATTCTCTTCTTCATGGGATGCCGGATATTATAACAGATACATTGGTACTAATTCAGGATCTCCTGTTGCAGGAACAAGAGCTATGAAAGAATATAAAACTTTCTTTGGTTCTAAAGTTATGCAGACCCCCGACCCTATCCAGGCTAATAATTACATAACTCTTGAAATTTCCAGAACTACAGGTAGCAAAAATGTAAAAATTATAAACGAAACTATAGACAGCTATATTAAGAGTGTCCAAGAAATAACTAGGAGCAATTCCGGTACTGGAATAGGATCTGTTGGCCCATATCTTTCTGGAGTAGATTACGATAAGCTAGATCTTAAAATATTCACTAACGCAGAAGTTATTTGGCAGAATTTTTCAGATAGATCGGGTCAGGGAAATATAAAAGGTATAATAAGATTAGATAGAATACTCAGAAGATACCTGTTAAATTCAGGGGTAAAAAAAGTCTTTATTGATAATATGATATCCCAGTTTGGCGTAGGCAATCCTTTATCAATAAATGACGATATCAACACTTATATAGATTTAAACGTTGCCCCTATATACAGAGGTGACTTATTTGATCTTTATGTTAAGAAAATCGCAAACTCAACAATACCTAACCTTGAAATAGTTAGAGGTGATCTATTTGCTACCGATAGATATAAATTGGAATATTTTATAAATAACAACTATAAATTAACACCGATTACTAATTTAATATACGAGTTTGAATATCCAACAGAAGTTGGTTTTTATTACTCTTTAATGTTTAACATAAGAATAGCTAAGATATAAAAAATGCCAAATACTAATATACAGGCCTTAAGCTACAGCGACAACCAAAGTCAACTGATAAATAAGCTGAATAATAACTTCGACGAAACAGTGGAGCTACACGGGGGAACTCAGGGTACGGTAGGTCCTACTGGTGACAGAGGAGCAATAGGTGATTCTGGAACTTTTGGCCATACTGGATTAGATGGTGCGAGAGGAACTAGATGGTTTGTTTCTTCCTTAGCTCCTGCTGGATCCGCTCAGGAGGGGGATTATTGGATAGACTCGATAACCAGTAACATATACACCCTCGAGTTAACTGGGTGGAACCCAACGGGATATAATATAAGATCGGGTGGAGATCTATTCAGAATAGACGATTTTACATATAACGGGGGAACTGGTGCTGCTATACAAATGGCTCAGACATTACCTAAGAACTATCTGTTTATACTAAGCGATGTTACACCTGAGAATGGTGTTATAAATGAATTGCTTTCTAAATTCTCTATTTCCAACGATTCAGCTGTAAATGATTCCCCACTTTTAGAATTTTCTAGAAGTGATGTAGCAGATGGAAGTGTGACCGATTATATACAACATCCATATTTTTATTGGCCTTCTACTATACCAACCGACAATTCATTAGGTATAAGAGTCCCTGGTGGTACTTTAGATATTGGGGTTTCCGGGGGATTTGAATCGAGGTTTTCATCTTTGAGAATGGAATCACAAAAAGGTACCGATATAAACTACGGAGTAGACTCGACATCAGGAATATATGCAACAGGCGGATATAATATCAATTTAACTGGGCAGCTTAATGTAACAAGTAAGTATCTTAATATATCCGGAGTATCCGGAGGCTTTCTTGATCCTATTAGATCAATAGCAACAGTAGCATCTGCATCTCCCCACACACAGATAACCCCATCCGGAACAGCTGGATTTAGATCAACCAGAATAGGTGACACATATAGTACGATTTCCCAATTTACTTATCATTTGGAACTAGTGAACTCTACAGGAAAGCAAGTTTGGCTTTCAACTAAGGGAAAGCTTAAAATGAATAAAACAGTCGAGGGTATATCATATCCGTCTACTACTCAGAGAACTGTTGGTTATTCCGGAGCTACTGCAATAAATTGGTATTTTATTTCTAGAACTTCTGCAACGCTAGGATCTCCTTTAAATAACGGAAATACCATGATAATAAATCCAGCTATAGTTTCAGGACAGCATGTTGGTCTTGGGCTATATAATGACTCTAATTTAGGATGGGGCGGATCTGGAGGACTTCAAATGGGTGAATCGATTGACATAACAGTTCACAATAGCTCAGATTCTCCAACAACATCAGCTTCAGGTTTCAAGTTTATAGGGGTGGGCACGGGGGCTTCAGCTTCTTGTGTAACCAAGGTAACCTTGCCATTCCTATCACCAACAGTGGATCTTACTATTGCCAGAGGGGTTACCGGAACTGGGGTTACTACGGTTTACTATCGTGCTTATGCACCTTGGTCATCAAGTGGTGCCATAGGATCTACTGGAGGTTCCGGGGGATCTTTCACTTATTGATATATACAATAACTTATTAAGATCCCGTAGAAAAAATGCCAGATTTAAAATTACTAAGAATACAAGAAGGAGACAATCAAAAAGTTTTTGTTGATAAGATCAACTCTAATTTTTCTGATGTTCTAACTTTCGGAGGGGGGCCTTACGGAAAGATAGGACAGCAAGGACCTGATGGTATACAGGGACAAGCTGGTCCAGTTGGTTCTTATGGTGACATGGGGAGTAGGGGTAGCATTTGGACCATAGGAGCTACTGATCCTGGATTAACTGGCTATATTAATAATGATTTCTGGTTAAATACAAGAACAGGATTAGGTAATCCGATTTATCAATTTTCTTCTTCGGGATGGAACCAATATGGATTTGGAATGCTTTCACAGGACCTATTTAGGGTTTATCCGAATATACCAACATCTGCAGGAAATTCAACATATAACGGATACGTGTTAACTTCAACGAATCCCTACAACTACACGTTAGTACTTAGCGACAATTCATTATCATCAGTAGGTGCTACTGGAATTGCAAACCCACAATATTCTAAGGCTGTCATCGCAATAAACGGCGGAGCTACTGGAAAAAATCTGATGGAATTTACCAAGGGTATCTATTCAACAGCTACATCATTTAACACAAAGACCCCTAGATTTTACTGGACTACAACTGCAACGACATCTTTGAAATATGGGCTCTCTTGGAAAAATGGCGATTCGTTATTTTTTGATATCCCCTTTGGCCAATTAAAGCTTTCGACCACTGCTAATGGAGGCAATAATTCAAGATATAGATCTACCGGTTTTAATTTAAACCTAACAGGAAGTCAAGGACTTTCCGTAACAACGAGCGGTAATTTCATACTAAATCATACAGCATCGGGAGCACTATTACTATCTAATAGAAACATAAGCTATGCTGCTGTAAATCTTGGATTTGGAGCAAATGTATTTGAAATGCCTATTGCTTTTGATTTTACTAATCCGTTAAATACCTCTCTCCCCCCGCTTTGGATAGAAAGCACGAGATCAAATCAGGGAAATTTAAGATACCAGTCAAATGTAGCATCTAGCAGGGTTTCTCGATTATTCCTAGCTTATACATCAAGTGAAGTTATATTTGATGTTAAAGCTAATGGGGAAGTTTGGTATAACAAAAGGATTAATTCAATACAACCTGCTCAAACTGTTACCCCAACGGTAACTGGAAACACCAATATAACAGGGCCTACTGTTTCGGTTCAGTGGTATACAGCAATACCAGGAGCAATCTATGCTGGTGCGGGGGGTACAGCAAGTCAAAGAATAAGCTCTAACAACGGAACTGATTTTGTTATTAGGCCTTCCGTATATGGACCTAGTAACACCGTAGGTATTTGTCTATGGACACCTGCAACAGGCGGAAGTGGCGTTGATAATAATGGAGGATGGCTTAATATGCTTAATGATCACGAGGCAATCAACTTCAGAGTTAGGACTGATTCAGAAAGCAAATTTATTAGATTTCTGGGATTAAATACATCTAATACTTTTACAGTCGCACCATATGCTCCGTATGGTTCCTCCCAAGCTATAGATTTAACATCTACCGATGGAGTCGGAGCATCTCACATAGATTTTACCATAATGAACATAGCGGGAACTGGAGCTACCTCTGCTAGTCGTAGATGGTTCAAAGTTTATTATAGCGCATATGGGGGTAATATAGTAGGAAATCATTGCGGGGTAATGTACACAGCAAGTTCAATAGCAATTTAAAATATGCACTTTAATACTAAATATATTTTTGCTGGTGATTCAGCTTCAGTGATAAAAAGAAAGATCAATTATAATTTTGACCAGATACTTTCCTTTGCTGTTGGACCTAATGGGAAGCAAGGACTTAAGGGTCCAGCAGGATATGATGGGCCTTCAGGAAAAAAAGGAGCTACTGGAGCTACTGGTTTAAGAGGTACCCTTTGGTCTAAGATGGATGACCAGCCAACCTCAGGTAATGCTTTCGATATGTGGATAGATTCTAATACTAGTGACTATCAGATAAGCACCTTAGGTACTGGAGGTTCCTGGTCATATACAGGATATTCGTTATTTACTTCTACGTACTTTTCCATATATGGAGGTATAGTAGGACCTGCTGGGGTAACAGACAAGTATGTGGTAGGCATAAATTCTAATTTAAGTGCGTTTAACACGTCTTTAGTTATAGGAGATGATTATACCACAATCACAGGAATAAATCCAAATAGAAGCAAGTTATTAATTTCTACTGAAGATCAGATAACCAGGCCTATATTAACTTTCTCTAAAACAGGAGCAACCTCAACGGGAGTACCTGGTTTCTATTGGAGAACAGGGGGTAATTCAGCTTCATTGAGATATTATTCTAC